CGATGGGATGCTACCGCAGGAATACGGAGCATGGGACGAAGCGCCATATAAACGCTCGTGTGATCGATGGGCGGCCGGTCCCGGCCGGGATGCTTGAGACAAGGGAGGTAATTTGAGATGCATATGCCGGACGACGTTTATGAATCATACAGAAAAAAGGAAAAAGAGTGCATCAGGGTCACGCGGTTTACTACCATGAGCACACTGGTTAAGTTCTATGAAATATCGGAAAATGACGACGTGAGATCAGTGGCCTGGGGCATGTGCATGGCTATGATGTGGGAGGTGGAAGATGCGGGCTTGACGGCGCACTCCGAAATGCTGGATGACGGACGGATGGTGGTATGGGCGGAAAATGATGACGTGAGATGGGTCTGCGGCATCGTTGACACTGTCCCTGCCTCATAACAAAAGCCCCGGAGCGCAGGGCTCCGGGGCTGGCGGCGGGGGGGGCGGGTGGTTTACGTCTCGCTGCGTTGCCAATCCTCGGAGTCGGCGATGGTCAGCATCCGACCAACGAGATCCTCGGGGTCGTCGAACTCGAGGGTTTCGTGAGGGGGCATATGACCGTGATGAAATTTGAGCACGTATGTGGTACCATCGTGTGTATCCAGCTCGGCGGCAGAGATCAGAGTGCCGTCTGGACGCTGGTACCAGAGCCCGATGTCCAGGTTGTCCAGCAGGCCTCGCGTGGTGTAGCGCACCCATTGGAATTCCTTGAACACGTCCTCCTGAATTTGGTCGACGTAAGCGCGGTCGCGGTCGTCACCGGTATCGACGCGCGTGCAGCTGATATCACCGGGCTGGACGGTGATACCGCTATCGGGGAACTCGCTGCGCAGCCGCTGTTCTAGCTGGTCGCAGTAGGCCGCCAGCGAGGCGTCCTGGTCATAAATCTCATCGTCGTCAATGCCGGAAAACTGACTGTCTGTGTCCACTGTGATGCTGATCATTGTGCGCACCTCCGTGTTGTGCATTCTGTCGATTGCGATTCTGACTATGTCTGTGAATGTTCCGAATCCCGCATCTTGGATCGCCTTGACCTGCCGGTCGGTCGCCTCTGTGATTTGAACGCTGGTCTGTCGTGCCATTTCCGTTTCCTCCTGTCTAGGGTGCCTTTAACTAACTAACCTCATTATATGCGATATTCGTATATTTGTCAAGGCCCAATTTGGTGATTTATTCGGTTTTCGTATGTAGTACTATGGTACTAGTATTAGTTCTGCTAACAACAGATTAGCGGTTGGGGGGGGGCTGTGGGAAGAAAACCGAGGTTGACGAAGCGGGTGCGGGATCGATTGCGCCGGTTGCTGCCGATGGAATATCGTCCCAGCGAGATTGCCGATGAGCTGGGAGTAACCACGGACACGATTTACCGAGGTTGGGTCCCGGCAGGGTGTCCGCATCGTCGGGATGAGACGGGGCACATTTGGATCGCGGGTACGGAACTGGCGGCCTGGCTGCGCTCGTTTCAGCGGCAGCGGGTGAGCCTGGGTGATGGGCAGGCGTATTGTTTTCGTTGTCAGGCGGCGGTGGGGATGCAGGGACCGCTGGCGCGCCGGGTGTGCGGTCCGGCGGTGCTGGTGCAGGGGACGTGCGCGCAGTGTGGCGTGGATGTGGCGCGGTTGGTGTCTGCTGATGATCAATCGTAGAAACTACCGTGATGTGCAGGAGCATTTGGAATATCGTCGCACTGTGCATCAGGATGAGGAGAGCACGTTGACTACGCGCTATTCGGCGCTGAAACACCTGCTGCTGTGGGCCGATGAGCGTTTGTTGGGGGAGGGGCCGGAGATTCGCCCGCCGTATCCGAAGTATGTGGCGGATCGGGGGTTGGCCTATACAACGCAGCGGGGTGTGGTGGGGCACGCGCGCACGTTTTACCAGTGGGCCGTAATGGCCTGTCCTCACCGCTATCGCATCTCCCCGCTGTGGCTGGATGCGTTGCAGGCCATCAAACCGGCGCGCACGGAGCGCCGTCCTCGGGAGTTGTACACGTTGGAGGATGTGCGGGCGCTGTTGGACGCCGGTGGCGATTCGCTGCGCGACGAACGGACGCGGGCGGCGGTGGCGATGTTGTTCCTCTCTGGGATGCGCGATGGCGCGTTTGTCACGCTGCCTATCCGCGCGGTGGATGTTGGATCGCGCGAGATCCGGCAGTGGACAGCCTATGGTGTGCTGACAAAATTTGGCAAAACGGATACGACGTATCTGCTGGACATCCCGGATTTGTTGGACGTGGTGCGTGCGTGGGATGCTCGCGTGCGCGGGGCGTTGCCGCCGGATGCGATGTGGTATGCGAATCTGAGCCGCGCGCCGGGGCGCAAACACGTGGTGGCTACGCTCACGCAATCGCGGGGCCGGGCGCGATCGCTGCGGATGGGATTGCGTGATTTGTGCGAGGATGCGGGGGTGGGCTATTTGCCGCCACACAAGCTCCGGCACGGGCACATCGTTCACGGGTTGCAGAATGCGCGATCTCCGGCGGACTGGAAGGCGGTGAGCCAGAATGTGATGCACGAATCGATGGCGACGACCGATGCGATCTATGGCGATCTGTTGGGTGATGATGTGCGGGAGCGGATCGGGCGGCTGGGTCGGGGTGCGGGTGCGGCGGATGTGGTGGCGGAATTGGAGGCATTGTTGGCGAGATTGCGAGGTGAATAATAATGGGTACGGCGATGGATGAGCTGTTAGCGTCGTTGGACAAACAGCAGCGCGGTCTATTGCAGGCCGCGCTAGAGGAGCTGCTGGGGTACCGTCACGCCACGATTTGGGATAAAAAACGAGGTGGACCTGGTGGGATTCGAACCCACGACCCCCACAATGCCGTGGGGGTTGCCGGGAGGGAATCACGGCAAACGGCGACTACAGAGGTGGTGTAATTTGTGGTTTGTTCTTTTCTTTCCGATTTGATACGATTTTGGTATGAGTGATGAATCGATGCGGGTTTTTACGCCTGAGGCGGGCGAGATTCCTGTGAGGTCGCAGCGGGTGGCGGCAATTATTAAATTTCTCGTGAACAACGAGCGCCGCGTGGGGAGTATTTCACGCGGGAAGCTGATGTTCAGTTTTGCCGGTGCGACGTCGTTGCAGGTGGATGTGGTGGATCACACGGATTTGACGCCTCGGTAGGTCAGTAGGCTCTGACGGCGTTAGCGTAAGAAGCGCGCCCAGGGCTGTTTCTTGATGTAGTTCGTTGGCGTTAGCGTAAGAAGCGCGCCACCGCGCAGTATGCGTGGTGGCGCGCTTTTGGGTTTTCAGGAGAGCACAACATAGGAGGTGCATTGTGTCGAGGAAGCTATTGATGCTGTTGGGTGTGTTGGCCGTGGTGCTGTTGCTGGCGGTGGGGCGCGCAAACGCGCAGAGCCCGCCGCCCACGCCGGTGCCGCCGACGGTGGAGCCCACGGTGGAGCCGACGCCGCCCGCGCCGGGTCCAGAGGTGCCGGAGCTGCGAGAGCCCACGGATCTACTGGCGGTGCTGGGCTGGCTGGCCGCCGGTGGCGCGGGACCGGCGCTGGCGTTTTTCCTGGCCAAACAGGCGTGGTTCCAGCGCATAGAAAACAGCGACGTCAAACTGGGGATCGTGCTGGGGTGCATCGTGGCGGTGCCCCTGCTGGCCAAATTGGCCATCGATTTGCTGCCGCCGGAGCTCTGGGCGGTGATGCAGCCCTACTGGGCCGTGGCCATCGGAGCGTTGCTCATCGGATGGCCGGTGAGCCAGATCGTTTACGAGCGCTATCTGCGGTCCCCAGAGCCGGTGGCGCCGGTGGCGATGGAGTGGGTTTTGGTGCCGGTGGAGCAGCTGGAGATGGCGGCGGAGATCGACGGGTAGGTGGATGTGAGCACGGTGTTGGGTGCAGTTGCGGGGATCATCACGGCCCTGGTGGGGGCCGTGGTGATCCTGCGCAAAATGCAGCCGGAGATGGCGCAGATGCGGGCAGAGGCGCGGCGGCTCCAGGCGGAGCGCGAGCGCATCGAGGCGGAACGCGAGCGCATCGAGGCGGAGCGCGAGCAGGTGGAGGCGGATGCCTCGGAGCGCATCACCCAAGCGGCGCTCGCGCTCATCGAGCCGTTGCGGGCGCGCCTGGGTGAGGTGGAGCAGCAGCTCGTGGCGCTGCGCGGGGAGAATGTGGCGCTGCGCGGGCGGTTGGACGCGGTGGAGGCAGAGAACGCGCGTTTGCAGCGCCACGTGGCGGCGATGGAGCGGGAGAACGAGGCGCTGCGCGGGCGGTTGGACGCGGTGGAGGCAGAGAACGCCGCGCTGACGGCGGGCGTAGCGGCGCTCACGGGGCAGATCAGAGATTTGGGCGCGTGCCCTGCGTGGCAGCCGCCCAAACGAGGGGTGCGATGAAACCACAGACGACGCAATATTGGCAGGCGTATAGCCAGCGCTCGCCCGCCTGGGCCGATGTGCGGTTGGGCACCAGCACGGCCACGGTGGGGGGCTACGGTTGCACCATCACGGCGCTGGCTGCGTGGCTCACCGAGGCCGGTGTGACGGTGGCGGGCCTCACGACCACACCGGGGGTGCTCAATCGCTGGTTGGCGCGCCACGGCGGGTTTTATCAGGGCAATTTGCTGGTTTTTGATAGCCTGCGGCCCCTGGGCGTGGCGATGGCGGCGTACATCGATTGCCGTCGCGTACCTGCGCCGGTGGACCGGCTGGCGACGGCGCTGGGTGAGGGGCACGGCGTGCTGGTGCAGGTGGATTTTCGCCCCGGCGGCGCGCAGCAGATGCACTGGGTGCGGCTGCTGGTGCTGGAGGATGACGACGCGCTGGTGATGGATCCGTGGCTGCCGCCCGAATGGGCGGTGACGTTGCTGATGCCGCGCTACGCGCTGCCTGCGTGGGATGGCCCGGCGCGGGCGATTATGCGGGCGGTGATCTACGAGCCGCTGGATGCGGCGGCGGCGGTGGTGACGCAGGGCGCAGCAGACGCGCGTCAGGAGGCGCTGTGCGCGGCTCCGTGGGTGATTGCGGCGGCGGCAGATGCGGGGCGCGATGGCTGAGGCAGAGACTGGGGCACCGGCGTGCCCCCCTGTGACAACAGATTCTACGACGACCCTCCCAGATACGTCGGTGTCTCAGTCTGTGCCTGTGCCAGATGCGCCCCGGCTGCCGGGGATGCCCCCAGCCGATGGCAATCCCGCCGATGAGGCGGCGCTGCTGAGTGAGCAGTATCGCCACATTTTTGAGGATGGCGAGGCGGCGGCGGGGTGGCTGGAGGATTATTTTGCCCTGGTAGCCGAGGGGTGGAGTTGGCGGCAGGCGGTGTATATGATTTGGGCGAGTCAGCCCAAACCGCGCACGCCACCCACAGAGCTGGAGCTGGCTCAGCAGGTGCTAGGGCTGAGCACGGCGCGGGCCATCCGGGCGTGGAAAGCCGACAATCCTGGGATGGCGCTGCGCATTCGCAAATTGCAGTTGGCTGCGCTGGGCAAGGCGCGCACGCAGGTGTTACAGGCATTGATCGAGAGCGCCACGCAGCCGAGCTATCGTAATTATCGAGATCGTGAGCTGTTTTTGAAAATGACCGGCGATTACGTGCCGCGCAATCAGTTGGACGTGGGGCCGGTGCTGGATGGGGATGTGGAGGCGTTGAGCGCCGAGGAGCTGGCGGCGCTGGCGCAGATCCCGGTGGATAATGCCGAGTGAGGATCAGGTACTAGAGGCGCGGCGCGAGCAGGCCCGGCGCAAAATGGCGCGGGAGGACCTGCTGGCGTTTGCGTGGTACACGTTCCGGGTCTACCGCGCGGCGGCGGTGCACCGGGTGCTGGCGGCGCATCTGGCGGCGGTGGAGCGCTACGTGCGCACCGGCGGCAGCGAGGGTATTGGGCGGCTGATGGTGTTTATGCCGCCGCGCCACGGAAAGAGCGAGCTGGTAAGCGTGCGCTTCCCTGCGTGGTTTCTGGGGCGTAATCCCAATTGGCGCGTGATTTTGGCGTGTTGCACGGCCAGCCTGGCCGTCAGTTTTAGCCGCCAGGTGCGCGATACGATCCGGGATGTGCCGTATCAGGCCGTGTTTGGCGCGACCAGCGGCCTGCCGGAGGAGGAACGGGTGCTGTTGAGCACGGAGAGCCGCAGTGCCGAGGCGTGGGACGTGCAGGCGCACACCGGCGGGATGGTGACCGCCGGGGTGGGCGGCAGCATCGTGGGCCGGGGGATGCACCTGGGGATCATCGACGATCCGTTTAAAAACCGCGAGGAGGCGGAGAGCGCTCGCGTGCGCGAGCGTGTGGATAACTGGTATCGCAGCACGTTTTACACCCGCCTGGAGCAGGCGGGGGCGGTGGTGTTGATGCACCAGCGCTGGCACAGTGACGATTTGGCGGGGCGGCTGCTGCGGCGGATGGTGGAGGAGGAGGGTACCGATCGCTGGACGGTGTTGAATTTGCCCGCGATCGCGGAGCCCTGGGCCGACGGCGTGACGGGTGAGGATGTGCTGGCAGCGGCGCGCAATGGCTGGTGGAAGTGCGCGGATGCCCTGGGCCGGGAGCCCGGCGCGGTGCTGTGGCCGGGAAAATACGATTTGGAGGCGCTGCGCTCGATTGAGGCGAATCTGGGAGCCTACGAGTGGGAGGCGCTCTATCAGCAGCGCCCGCAGCGATTGGAGGGTGCGTTGATCAAGGCGCATCAAATTCTACAGATCCGGCGGGATCAGGTGCCGGAGGGGCTGCGCGAGGTGCGGTACTGGGACCTGGCCGTGAGCAAGCGCAAGCGCGCGGATTATATTTCCGGCGCGCGGGTGGGACGCGGCGCGCGAGGGAATCTGTACATCGAGCACCTGGCGCGGCTGCGCGGGCCGTGGGCCGATGCGCGGCCTCGGATGATGGAGGTAATGCTGGCCGATGGCCCCGGCGTGGTGCAGGGGATTGAGACCTCTGGCCAGCAGGCGGGGTATTTTCAGGAGTTGCAGCGCGATGCGCGTTTGCAGGGGCTCTCGATTGTGGGGGTAAATCCGCAGGAGGTGGGCTCCAAGGAAATTCGGGCCAACATTTGGGCCAGCCGGATCCAGGATGGGATTGTGCACCTGGTGGTGGGCAACGGGTGGGATGTGGAGGCATTCGTGAGCGAGTGCCTGGTGTTCCCACTGGGTGAGCACGACGACCTGGTGGACGGCGTGAGTGGCGCGGTGCAGATGCTGGGCCAGGGTGGGGCGCGGATGGCGGAGCTACCGCAGCCGCCCAGCCGCGATTCCAGATGGGATTTGTTTGGAGAGATGGGTGGGATCAGCCAGATGGCGCGTGAGTTGCGGCAGGGGAGCCGGTGGTGATGGTGCAAATACCGTTGACGTTTGCGGAGATTGGAAAAACGGGCCTGATGCAGTGGCAGGGGATGGTGACGGAGACCTACACCAGCAAACTGCAATGGCCCGAGGCGTACAGCGTGTATGACGAGATGCGCCGCCGCGATCCCACGATTCGCACGATGTGGAACGCGCTGGTGATGCTGGCGCGCACGGCCACGTGGTATTTTGAGCCGGAGAGTAACAGCGCGACGGACCGCCGTGCGGCAGATTTTTTGGATAGCTGCCTGCACGATATGAGTCACACGCCGGAGGATGCCATCGAGGACGCGCTGACGTGCGTTCCGTTTGGTTGGAGCTGGCTGGTGACGGTGTATAAGCGCCGCCAGGATGGCCTCGTGGGTTGGCGCAAGTGGGCCGTGCGGCGGCAGAGCTCGTTTAGGCGGTGGGAATTTGACGAGACGGGGGGGGTGCAGGCGATGGTGCAGGCCCCGGCACCGGCGTATGAGGAGATCGAGTTGCCGATCACGCAATCGCTGCATTTTACGTTCCAGCGTGATGGTAATAACCCGGAGGGTCTGGCGCTGCTGGAATCGCTCTACGAGCCGTGGTACTACCTGAAGAATCTGCAAATCGTCAACGGGATCGGCTGGCAGCGCACGTTCGTGGGCCTGCCGGTGTTTGAATACCAGGAGGCTCCCAGCGCCGATGACAAAACGGCGGTGCAAACTACTGGTGAGGCGTTGAGCGTGGACGCCAAACAATGGGTGAGCACGCCGGAGAATATCAAATTCAGGTTGGAGAGTGTGAGCAACAGCAGCGCCGAGGCGTTGCTGCATACGATTCAATATTATCGTCTGCTGATGATGCAAACGCTGTTGGCGGATTTTATCAACCTGGGAACCGGGCAGACCGGCTCCTGGGCGCTGGGCAGCGATAAAAGCCAATTATTTTTGATGGCCGTTGACGGAACGCTGGATCGCATCGCCAGCGTGATCAATCGTTTTGGCGTATCACGCCTGCTGGACTACAACCAGCGCATCACGGGACGTGCGCGGCTCACGCACACGCGGGTCGAGAAACCGGCGCTGGGGCAGCTTGGGAACTGGTTGCAACAGGTGGGGGATCTGCTCACGTGGACGCCGGAGGATGAGACGTGGATCCGCAAGCGCACCGGGATGCCCTCGTTGCGCCCGACGATGCCACCAGCACCCGCGCCGGAGCTGATGGCGCAGTTTGCGGCCTACGATGGCCGCGACCGCGAGCGCGCCGAGGCCGAGGCGGAGCTGCTGGCCGACGTGCGAGCTTTCCTGGATGCGCAGCAGGAGCGGGTGGCGCAGGCCGCGCGGGGTGGGCGGCAGGTGGCGGAGGATGACGGGTTCTGGCAGCGAGAGGCGGAGGCGTTCCGGGCCGCGTTTTTGGGGCGGCTCACGCGGGCGGTGAATGCGCTGCTGGAGCTGGTGATCGACGATACGCGGGAGCAGTTGGGCGGCGGCGCCGATTGGGCGGGGGTCAACGCCGAGGCCGCCGCGTGGGCGCGAGAGTACGTGGGCGAGCTCATCGTGGGGATCACGGAGACGACGCGCGAGGCCGTGCGGCAGGCGGTGCAGAATTGGATCGAGACCGGGGCAGAACTGGGCGACCTGGAGCAGACGTTGGCTCCGGTTTTTGGCGAGCGGCGCGCGCAGCTCATCGCGGCTACGGAGGTAACACGCGCCTACGACGAGGCTAACGAGCTGGTGCGGCAGCGTCTGGGGCTGCCCTCTGCGGAGAAGCGTGCACCAGCACACCCGCGCTGCCGCTGTGCCACGCGCCCGGTGCTATTGCCCAACGGCGAGTGGGTGGTGGTGTGGTACACGGTGCGTGGCGATCGTGTCTGTAAACAGCCGCTGGAGACGCCCTGGGGCCGGGTGGCGGGCTGCCGCAAATTGCACGGAATGGTGGTGAGCGAGAATTACGGCGGAATGAAGCTGAGCGACGCGCGGGCGATGGTGCGATGATTGAGGGGGCGGGGCTGCGGGCGTTTGCGCGGGACGTGCTGCGGCTGCGCGACGCGCTGGATCGTGAGTTTCCCGACGATGCGCTGGCAGAGCTGCGCACGGCGGCGGAGCAGGCGCTGGTGCTGCTGGCCACCTATGCGGCGGAGTATCCTGCGCAGCCGCCCAATAGCAGCTACCGCCGGACCGGCACGCTGGGGCGGTTGTGGACCACGAACACGCCGCACGTGACGGTGAGTGGGCACGTGCTGGAGGCGCGCATCAGTAACGCCACGCCCTACGGTGCGCTGGTGCAGGATCCCGTGGTGCAGATTGCGCCGCATCGGGGGCGGTGGCAAACGACGGAGGACGTGGTGGAGGCGCACATCAACGAGGTGGAGCAGTTGTTGAGCGAGGCTGGTGGTAGGATCGTGGAGAGGGTGGTGAAAAATGCCGAATGACGTGGTGCGAGATTTTTTGTTTGTGCAGTTTGAGGCGGGAGCTCCGGCGGAGTTTCTGCGGGTGGGTACGTTCACGGATATGCACGGTAACGTGGTGGAGATCACGCCGGAGCTGCTGGGCGCGCTGGTGGCGAATTTTGATGCCGGTGCGGCTGGCCAGGAGGTGCCGATCGACGTGGGGCACGAGAAGGCTGAGGCTGCAGGCTGGGTGAAAGATTTGCGGCGCGAGGGCGACCGGCTGGTGGCGGTGCCGGATTGGACCTCGTTGGGGCGGGAGCTGGTGGGGGAGCGCCTCTATCGTTATATGAGCGCCACGATCGATTTGGCGCGGAAGGTGCTCAAATCCATCAGTTTGACCAATTTTCCGGCGGTGAAGGGGCTGCGCCCGGTGGAGTTGAGTGAGGGCGTATATACGCTGGCGGCGCGCGAGGGGCTGCTGGAGCGCGTGCTTAACGCGATTCGGGCGGCGTTTGGCGAGGAGGAGGTGGACGGCGACGACGCGGGTGAGGCAGGCGGTGGGGATGCCGAGGGTGGGGAAACTTTCACTGAACAACAGGAGGATGCTATGAGTAAGCAGGAAATGCGAGAGCGGATCCGCGCGGAGCTGCTGGCCGAGATGGCGGACGAGGCAGCGACGCAGGCGGAGTTGCGCGAGCAGATCCGCGACGAGCTGCGCGCCGAGATGGCCGAGGAGGCGAAGCGCCGGGCTGAGCTGCGCGCGTTTGCGGATGAGATCTGCGGCGGAGAGGCGGGTCTGAGCACGCCCCCGGAGGAGCTGGTGGAGCTGATGGCGGCAATGCCGCAGGAGCAGGTGCCAGCGCTCCAGCAGGTGCTGCGGGCTAAGGTGGTGAATTTCAGCGAGCCGGGCAGCAGCCAGGACGGCCAGGCCGAGGAGCAGGCGGCGCTGCCGGAGCCGGTGGCCAAGCTGGCCGCCACGTGGGTGGATGGCGGCGGCGCGCTGAGCGAGTTTTTCGAAATTAACGCGGATGTGCTGGGGGCGATGGAGGATTACGACCTGAGCGCGTTCGACGCAGGAGGTGAGTGAGATGGCAGATTTAACGGCGAATGCCCCGCTCCGGGTTTGGGGTGAGGCTCACATCGAAACGTTTCACCTGAGCAGCAGCGCGGCCCAGACGATCTACAAGGGGCATCCGATGCTGATCAACCAGAGCAAGGATACCACCCGGCTCTGGCATTGGGACGACGGCGACGAGGCCGTGGCAGCCACGGACGTGTTCGTGGGGATCGCGGCGGAGGATAAAACGATCGCCTCGGGCGCATCGGAGAGCGACATCGACAGCGAGATCGACGTGTACGTGCAGCCCACCATCGTAGGTTTCAAATCCAGCGTGTTTGATAACGCGGATCTGGGCAAAACGGTGTATATGAGCGACAGCGGCACGCTGAGCGAGACGGCGGCGGATAACCCGGAGATCGGGAAGTTGCACCGGGTGGAGGATGGATACGCCTACGTCCGGCTCACCACGCCCAACATCTGCACGGGCGCATAGAGGAGGATAGACGATGATTAGTGGAAACGTACCGAAGCATTTGACGGTGGGGGTTCGTACCGGATTTTTGCAGGCGTTCCGGGACGCCCCGCAGACGTGGCAACGAATCGCCCAGATGGTGCAGATGGACCGGGGCGAGATGGACGTGGTGGACCTGGGTGCTGCCCCGATGCCCACGGTGAATCCGCAGGCGGTGCAGGATTTCATCGAAAAGAGCATCGAGGTGAAGCCACAGGATTGGTATCTGACGGTGTGGCTGAGCCAGAACGCCATCGACGACGATCAGACCGGCACGCTGGAGCGCCGGGCGCAGATGGCCGGGATGAATTTCAACAAACACATCAACAACCGCGTGTTCGACGTGCTCAACGGGGGCGACGGCACCACGTATGGCCTCGCCTACGACGGACAGGAGTTTTTCGATAACGATCACGTGGACAAGGGCGCGGATTACCAGACCAACCAGGATAACGAGTACGCGCTGACCCTCTCGATGGACAATTTCGAGACGGTGGAGGTGGCGGCCCGGCAGTTCGTGGATGATCAGGGCGAGTACACGAATTACAACTACGACCTGCTGGTGTGTCATCCGTCGCTGCGACGCGTGGGTTGGCAGATCGTGGAGAATCCTGAGAGCTACAACACGGCGGAGCGCGAGCGCAATCCCTACGCCGGTGTTTTCGATATGCTGACCTCGCCGCAGTTGGATAGTACGGCGTGGTTCATCATCGCATCATCGGAGCCCATCAAACCGATTCTGGTGGTGATGCGCAAATCTCCCGCGATCAACGCCGCCTGGTTCGATCCCCAGCAGGATGACGGGGGTATCTACTACTGGCAGTGGCACGCGCGCTACGAGATGTACTACGGGGATTGGCGGCTGGCCGTGCAGGGCAACACGTAGAGGGGGCGGCGATGATCGAGAAACGGAGCCGTTTCGTGTACGTGGTGCTGGCGGTGTTGTGGAGCGCGGTGGCGGTGCTGGGGATGGTGTTGCCCCGGCCTGCCGTGCCGCCGGTGACAGAGAGCGACGTGGCGCAGCTCCAGGCGCAGATCGATGGCCTGGGGGTCGAGGCGGCGCAGTTGTGGCAGGAGCTGGAGGCGCTACAGATCGGTGATGGCGCGGGCGCGGAGTTCGGCCTGAGCGGGGGGAGTACGAATTTCGACAGCATCGTGCTCTCCGAGGATCTGACGGCGGTCAATGGGACGTTTTCCGGCGCGGTGAGCACCGGGGCGCTGACGCCCGCGAGCCTGTCGGTGACAGGGGCGGCCTCGGTGGGGGGATCGCTGACGCTGGAGAGCGTGGCGTTTAGTGGGCCTACCACGTTTGGCAGTGCTACCAGCGTGGTGAGTGGGACGACGATTGCGCACGGGTTGGCCACCACGCCGACCACGGTGCTGTTGACGCCGGTTTCTACCGGCGGCTACACCACCACGGTGCCCTACGTGATGAGTGCCGATACGACCAGCATCACGGTGGGCGTGGCCGATGGGGTGAGCATCAGCACGTTGTACTGGCTGGCGGGCAAGTAGACGAATGCCGGGGGCGGCTCAGCCGCCCCCGGTGAGGCAGGAGGTGATCGATGCGGTACCGGGTACGGGTAAAGGCCAGCTATCGCTGGCCACGGGCGCGGGTGGCGGGCCAGGAGTTTACGAAGCGGGGCGAGATGCTGGCGCAGGGGTACATCAACGACGAGATACGCGCATCGCCGCTGCTGGAGATCGACCCGGTGGCGGAGCCGGAGGTGGATGCCACCGATGCGGCGCGGGCGCTGGCGGCGGAGCACGGGGTGGATCTGGCGACGGTGCCGGGCTCTGGCGAGGATGGGCGCGTGCTGGTGGATGACGTGCGGGAGGTGCTCGATGTTAGCTAGACCGGTACACACGGTGAACCTGGGGGCAGAGGCCGTGGCGGACTCCACGCCGTATGTGCTGATCGATTTGAGCGACACGACGAATTTCCCGCACGGCAAAACACAGGAGCTCCATTTACTGGGGTTGATTTTGGACGGGGAGAAAGCCGCCGACGGCGCCTATGATGTGTGGGTGGGCGTAGTGCTGGAGAATGACGCTACCGATGGTAGCGTGCAATGGATTCACGCATTCCACCTGGAATCGGTAGGCAATGCTACCGATAGCACGGACCGATTCCATCACGATTTGGATTTCACGCTGGGCGGGGTCAATCCCGACGGGCTCAATTGCGCCGTGGTGGGCGGCGCGATGCCATTTTTTGTGAGCAATCAATCGCAGGTCGATAATGGGGGTTGGCAAAACGACGTCAATCGGGTTTCTCCGGTAGGAACGACCACGAAAGTGGGAACGGGTGACGTGGTGGTGTGGGTGGAGGAGGTCAGCGGCAGCGGTACGCTGGATTTCTCACTGACGGCGTTCTACGCGGCGGCGTGAAATGGCGATTGATGCTAATTCCTACGGGAGCGTTGTGGAGGTAGAGGCCCTCACGGACCGCTACGCCAACAAGGGCAGCGCCAGCACGTATGATGCTACCACTCGCCCAACGTTGACGGAGGTGGAGGCGTTTATCGACCGAGTTTCGGCGATCCTGAACGTGTGTCTGGCGCAGGAGGGATTTGCCATTCCGGTGACGCAGGCCGACGCGGTGCGGGCGCTGGATGATTTTGTGGTGGATCACGCGGTGCAGTTGTGCCACGCGGCCAACGGCGCGGGGCCGTATGCACCGGGCAGTGAGCAGTTGCGCGGGCGCCGGCCGCGCCAGGCGATTCTGGAGGAGGCATACGAGTTTGTGGAAAAATTCGCCTCTGGTCTGGAGCAGCTCGGGGCGACGAGATCGCGCAACCTGAGCGATGGGCTGGCGTGCCGGACGGAGGACGCTGCGGGCGACGAGCTGGTGCCGCCGTTCCACCGGGAGATGATCGGCCACACCATCGTGGACTGGGATCCAGAATGAGCGACGCGACGATCCAGGGATACATCCAGACGTTGATCCAGGCCGACGCGCTATTTGACGCGGCGGACGTGACGTTGGGTGATTTTTTGGCGTTGGAGCGCGGCAGTATGCCGGTGGCCGTGGTGCTGCCGGGGCGCATCGTGGATGCCAGCCGCAGCGGAGACTGGAGCCAGGTGCTCTACGTGTGGGAGCACGTGGTGGAGGTCTTCGAGGATTTCGTGAACGACAGCTACAGCGATTTTACCAGCGCGCGCCAGGCGGTGCTGGATGCCATCGCGGAAAATCCCACGCTGGGCGGGCACATTGGCAATGCGTTTGTGAGCGAGGCCACGCCGCCGATCTATCTGCGCGATGGTGGCGAGGAGCCGCTGTGGGTTTTTAGCCGCGTGACGGTGCGCAGCATCGAGGAGGTGTTGTACGCGGGATCTGGGGAGTTCGCGTGATCATCGCCGTGATCATCGCGTTTAACGAGGAGCGGATGCTACCGGGTTGCCTGGAGAGCCTGGAGGGCCAGGTGGACCGGGTGGTTGTGGTGGATGGGGCCTATGCGCGCTTTCCGCACCAGGTGCCTTGGAGCACCGATGCTACACGCGAGATCGTGTGGTGCTATGGCGCGGAGTGGGTGCCGTGCCCGCGAGGCGACGACGATGGACAGCCGCGCGCGTGGGTGGATCAAGTGGAGAAGCGCACGGCGTATCTTGTAGCCCAACAGGGCGATTGGTATTTTCACATCGATGCCGACGAGCGGTTGGTGGGGCGTCTGCCAACGCCGGAGGATGGTCACCATTATGCGTTCCAGGTGCACACGCGCAACCTGCGCCTGACGTGGACGCCGCGCCTGGTGCAGCATCGTGGATGGATGCGGTACGAGGGCGCGCACAACGCGCTGTGGTCGGATGACCGGCTGGTGCATATGGCGGAGGCGGTGCGGGTGCCGCCGGAGCAGGCGCGGTTGCAGCATCTGAGCCACCTGCGCTGTGCGCAACGGATCCGAGATAAGGCCAAGTTTTTGCCGGGGAGGTACGAGCGTGAGCGAGAGTATCGCGCCACACACGGTATATAAATTCGTCGGGGAGGCGGGCCAGTATCTCCACGCAGTTCCGGCGAGGGATTTGACGGGAGCGGATCTGGTGGAGGTGGAGGAGCGTGAGGGGATTACGGCGGAGGAGATCGAGTGCTGTGGGCTGTACGAGCGCGTGGATTGGTATGAGGTGCCGCCGTTCTGCGGCGCACCCACGGGGGCGGGTGGGCGGTGCAGGCGGCGGGTAGAGCAATGGGGCCAGCGCTGCTGGCAGCACATAGGAGGATGCGAGGATGGGACTACAGGCGTTTAGGCGGATTCAGATCAGTAATGTGGAGGACACGCCGGGGACGGCGGAGGCGGCGGTGGAGATGCTCCACGGCACGCTGGGAACGTTTGAGGATGAGTACGAGCTGCACCGGCCTGAGGAGGATCGCAACAGTCTGGCGCAGTATTTTGAGGACGCGGAGTTTGCCAGCGAGAAAATGGCGGCCACCTGGACCGGGGATCTAAATTTTCGGCAGATTCTCTGGGCGCTGTTGATGAGCCTGCGGGGCAACATCACGCCCACGCAGCCGGATCCAACCAACGAGCCGAATGCGTATCTGTGGACCATCGCGCCCGCGCTTACGTCGGCCAACACGCCAGATCAGGCCAACGGGATCGAGACGTTCACCATCGAGGCGGGCGACGATACCGAGGCGTGGGAGATGGCGTTCTCATTTGGCGTCAATTTGGAGATCAGCGGCGCGCCCAACGAGATGTGCACGTTTTCGCTGGACATCGTGGGCGACAAAAAAACCGCTACGAGTTTTACCGGCGGGCTCTCGCTGCCCAGCGTGCAGCGGGCGCCGTTCAACCTGGCTAAATTCTACATCGACGCCGCTGGCGGCACGATGGGCAGCACCCAGAAAACGGGGTTGCTGCGCGGGTTTACGTGGACGCTGGCAACGCAGTTGGGCGCGTTCTACACGGCGGATGGCAGTCTCACGTATGGCGCGCTCTCCGAGGGCAAGAAACACGTGGCGTTGGCGCTCACCTACCGGTGGAACAGTGACGCCGCGACGGAGGAAGATGCGTTTTTTGCGCAGACCACGCGCCTGATGCGGATCCAGCTCAACGGACAAACGGAGTTGGACTCCGGGCAGAGCAATCCGCCGTATCTGAACCTGGACCAGGCGGTGCGCTACGAGGATTGGCCGAGCTGGGGTGAAGATCAGGGTCTCAGCACATTCCAGGTGAATGCCTACAGCGTGTACAACGCCACCTACGCCAAACTGTTTGAGGTGGCGCTGTTGAATTCGCTGGACGCGCTGCCTACGTAGGTTAAATCACACAGGGGGAGAAACGATGGTAACACCGAGGACGTTGACGATTGCGGACGTGGAGATGGGGCTGTTGCAGGTGAATTTGCTGCACCCGGCGCAGCCCGAGGTGACGGGTGAGGACCCGGAGACGGGAGAGACGGTGGTGCTGCAACCGGCGCGACCGGCCCGGCTGCGCTTTAAGCGCGCGTTTCGCGCGGTGGACGAGAACGGCGACGTGCTGCCGGAGATCCCGGCGCAGACGATGCGCCTGGACGTGGATTTTGATCAGTTGCCTGCTGCTGTGGCCAACGGGTTGACGGCTATCGATACGTTGACGCAGCAGCGCGCCCGGATCATCGCCGGGTTGGAGGATCCCAATGCCTAGATTGGTGGGGGATCACGAGCAAAAAACCATCCGCGCATCGTGGTGGGCCGAGGGCGAGACGTGCACGATCCGTAAATTTTCCTACGGCGACCGGCAGTATTTGGCTGGGCAGACGGTGAGTATGGGGATCGATCCGCAGAGTGAGGTGCAGGTGACGCAGGTGCAGTTCGATCGGATGAACCTGGCGTTCCTGGAGCGGGGCATTGTGGCGTGGACGGATGACGCTGGCGACCCAATGCCGGTGACGCGCGAGGCCATCGCGCAGTTAGAGGAGCGCGATGCTGATTTTATTTTGGAAGAGCTGCGAGACTACAATCCGCGCCGCCAGAGGTCGGCGGAGGAGCAGGAGCGGTTTCGAGGAGTATCTGGAGGTGGCGATTCGGCTGCATAGCGCGCTGCCGCTGGATCCCGATATTGTGCTGTGCATCAATATGGGCTGGACCTGGAACGATTTGCAGGCCGCCCCCAGTTGGGTTGTGGATGATTTGAAATCGTACTGGCGCAAGCGCGGGTTGATCGCGGCGGAGCGCGAGCGAATGGGTGGCAGGCGTAAGTGAACAGGCCCCCGGGGACGTGGGTCTCCGGGGGTTTGGGTTTTGAGGGGGCCAGAATGGGTAACGAGGTTCTGCTAGAGATGATTTTGGAGGCTCGCGACGACGCGAGCCGCATTATCGCGGGGGCCAAGGGACACCTGGGTGAGCTGGGCAGCGTCGCTGGGGCGGTGGCCACCGGCGGTTTGGCGTTGGCGGCGGCGGGGATCGCGGCGCTGGGTGCTGGGGCAGTGGTGGCGGGCAAAGAGATTTCGGATTTTAGCCAGGATACCGACGAGGCGATGCGCCTGCTCCAGGCGCAGACGGGGGCCACGGCGGATGAGCTGGGTGATTTCCGCGAGCAGGCCCTCGATGTATTTGAGGCGGGATGGGGCGAAAATGTGGGCGAGATCGCCGATGCGATGGGGCTGGTGAATCGCGCGCTGGGCGAGACGGGCGACGCGCTGGAGGATAGCACGCGCCGGGCGCTGGTGTTGCGCGAGACGTTCGAGATGGACGTGGCGGAGAGCGCGGGCATTGCGGCGGCGGCGGTGAAGAGCGGGCTGGCAGAGTCATCCGCCGAGGCGTTTGACCTGCTGACGGTGGGGTTTCAGCAGGGGCTCAACCAGGCCGGAGATTTTGGCGATACGGTGCGTGAGTATAGCAGCGATTTTGAGCGCCTGGGGTTTGATGCCGAGGGTTTCCTCGGTGTGCTCAACAGCGGGTTGCAGGCGGGCGCGTACAATACTGACGTGATCGCCGATGGCGTGCGCGAATTTGGTATTAGGTTCGGCGCGGCGGAGGAATCTGCTACGATGGCGCTGGAATCTATCGGAGTGGATACGGATCGGCTCTATGCGCTGTACGAATCCGGGCGCATTACGGTGGCCGATGCTATGGGCGAGATCACCGAGGCGCTGGGGAACACTGAATCGGAGACGCTGCGGGCGCAGGCCGGTGCGGCACTATTCGGTAGCAAATGGGAGGACGTGGGTGGCGAGGTGTTTTTGGCCGCCGGGCAGGCGCAGGACGCCATTGAGGACGTCGCGGGGGCCACAGACGAGGCCGGGGAGGCGCTCGATAGCGGATTTGGGGCGGCAATGGAGCGGCTCAAACGCACGGCGATTTCTAATCTCTCGC